GAAGGAGCAGATTGAGAAATTCACATCATTTGTCACAGTTCATGTTTTGGCGACTTCGAATGACAAAGTGGTTTTACCGACTTTTTCTGACAAACCGACGGTTTACATCATTTCTCAGAGCCGATTGAACTCAAAGACCCGTTCGATTGGGGTATCGGCGGTGCACGGCGTTAACTGGGATCGAGTTTTCATCGACGAAGCGCACATGCTTCGGAACAAAAAGTCTAAATTACACAAGACGTGTTGTTTATTACGCGGAGCAATTAAATGGGCTCTAACAGCCACCCCCGTGATGAACCGAATGAGCGACTTTGTCAATCTCATGACGTGGGTTGGTGTATCTCAACAACTGTGTCAAAACGAAAAGGGTTGGGTTTCATCGACATTTGTTTTACGTCGAACAAAAGAAGACGTATCTGGAGAGAACAATTTGGCTCCAAAATGTCATGTCCAGGTGAAGCGCATTCCGTTTGCATCCATGGAGGAGGCTGTTTTGTATTCGAAAGTGTTTATGAAGGAACGAAATTTGATGAAGCAAGCGACGAAACGAAAGAAAAATGTTCCCGAGTTGTTGGAACATCTACTCAGAGTCCGACAGCTTTGCATCCACCCTCAATTGTACTTGGACGGTATGTCACGCAAGACAAAGATCCCGCATGGAAGATGGTCTTCGGGGGCGACGAAGCTCCAAGAGCTGATACACTCCATTCAACAGCAACCCTCGGGTGAAAAGGCGATTGTATTTTGTCAGTTTGTCAAGGAAATGGATGCGTACATGTCGATTTTGTCCTGCGTGGGGATCACCTGTATCCGATTGGATGGTACAATGGACATGAAACAACGCGAGTCAAACATAAACCGATTTACGAACGATCCTTGTATTTCCACTTTTGTCATCCAAATCAACACGGGAGGACAGGGGATCAATTTACAGGTTGCAAATCATGTGTACATCATGGCACCCAATTGGAACCCTGCCGTCGAGTACCAGGCCATCGGAAGGTGTTTCCGAACAGGCCAAACGAAAGATGTACACGTGACTCGGTATTGCATCACCAGTGGTTCAGAGGAGCATCCATTCATCGAGGAAGATATATTGCAGTTACACGAACGGAAGAAACGGATCATCTCAATCATATTGAATGATGAACGAATAGTGAATGACGGTGTTGAATACTTGCAGGATCTGTCAGTTGGGATTACTAGATCCGACATTGAGGGACTGTTCCACATGTAGAATTTCATACCAACTTTATTGTTCCAAATTTCAGTGGGTACCATCCAGGTTCTGTATCGGTGTCGCGGTACATGTACAAAGTCGGTCCTTCGCGCACGATATCTCCTTCCACACCCGTCTTCCGCAAGTCTATGACGGCGGAACGGATGTTCATGATGTGATGTATGTCAACCCGTTGGTCGACGAAGCATCCACCGATCAGTGGTGTTTCTGTCGATGAATTTGCGATATACAATCGATTATGAGAATTGACAAACTTTCCGGCGCCATTACCCAAATAAACATTCGACAGGTCTGTGTATCTGTTTGACGTATCGATCAAGGGCGGCTTTGCTGGAAACCGGAGGTCCACATTGAGTAACCCCTGCGCTTTCAATTCCGTAATCAGATCCGCTCTTGAAACACCGACGTGTCTAACGTTGAGATGTTTGCACTCATCACGCAAGCGCCCTACTGGAACATGTTCGATGTTTGTATTCATTTATAATTTTACCACAGCAAATAATCGACTGAATTATACGCTTTTGATAAAGGGCCATCCTTTGATATCGCAAATACTTTTCCAAATACAATCTTGTTGGTACAACTTTTCACGGCTTTTGAGAAGAGGGAATAATTCCATGTGTTCATGTTGATCCAACAATTCGCAAAACTTGTACAGAATGTAGTTGTAACTAAAAAAGTTCTTTCTGCTTTTCGGGCAGACTTCTTCGAATGGAACCTGGATTTCAATAAACATGTTTATGATTTTATCGTACAACTGATTCGATATGGTTGGAGGGGGTTTGCCGCTGAGAATATTGGTGATTTGTCGAGTGTGTTCGTAAAACTTGTTGTACCCTAATTTCTTCAGAACCGTCTTGACTTTACATTGAGTGATGCAGCCTAAATCTTGTATGCGTTCTTTACGAAATTCCCCTTTAATTTCGTCCAGTATTTCGGCGGGTATGTTTGAAGACTCTTTGGCCTGAAGTTGCGACAGCAATTCACGCAAATGATTGATGCGCTTGTATGAAAAGTGTGTGTTGGTATCTGTGTTTATTTCTTGTTCGTAAGTCATGCCGGCCGCGCTGTGTTCAAAATTAACGACATATTCTCCACAGTGTGTACAGACAATATACGATTCATTAGTGCACATTGTCATTGTTTTGTTGCACATTTTGCAGATAAAGTTGTCAACATCTTGGTGGATAGTGAGGGGCATACCTTCAATTGTGTGCATGTACTTTGAAAACAGTTCACCCTTATTGTTTACAATTCGTTGTTCGACAAAACTATTCATATTAATAAGATCAACCTTTTGGGTGAATACATTGGTGACGTCAGTTGAATTCAAAACGTCCGAGACGCGGAGAAGGTACTCACCCTCACTGACGTTGTTGATTTTGTCTACAATGTATTGTTCTTTATTAATATCATTGTCAATATCGAGGATTTTAAAGAGGTCACCATTATTTTTTATGAGTCCGTCCCTCTTTTTTTTCAACATACTCAGCCTCATCATATGTTTTGGAAGTTGTTCCTTATCCGTCCTGATCTGCTTAATCTTTTTGGAATGGACTTCGGCCAACGACATACAATGATTAACATTGATATTTGTTTAAATAATTTAAGAGTCTAGCTGTTTACTAAGATCATGTATCTTGTAGACTTGTATGTGTTTATTTTACAGGTCAAGAGCACATTCTTTTCATACGGAAAAAGCATTCTACATCGAGCTTTTTCAGTACGCAACCCATTGCATGTTTACAAAGTTGTCAAATACAACTTGAAAAATGACGACGAAACCGACATGACACACGCGTATACAAACGGAAAACATTTCAAACTGACCGACTCGGATTATTTGGAGATTCGTGTACATTGGCTAGATCAACAGTATCGTTACATCGTGAACGAGACGATGGAATTCCCAGCGTATTCCGATTTTTCCGCTCAACGAGGGTTACACATTCTTTATGCTGTTTTGGTAAACACACGTGAGTTTGTATACACGGACGTGATGGCCCGGGTGCAAAAGTTTATTGGGAGATCCACAAAGCCGTTCTTTGGTAAAACGATTATTTGCAGGCAGATATTTATGAATGACGATTTGACTGAAGATCACGAGCTCCATATCGTGACGAAGGACGGTCGCTTGCTACAATTCTCGGTCGACGAAGTAATCAATTTAAACAAATCAACCGTGAATAGTGTACAATGACTTTTACAATTTACTCGAAAGAGTCATGCGAACGTTGCACAGAAGTAATTCAGTTTTGTGAAAACCAAAACATCAATCACACCACCATCAAGGTGAAACAAATTGCGGATATCGCGACAAGACATACACACGCATCATTGGATACACTCGAATGCATAAAATACTTTCCAATCATGTATGACCCACAAGCAGATTGTTTTTACGCGATGGACGAGTTTAAAAACCGATTCGGCGAGCCGCTACTGACAGAGAATGCAAATCGACACGTGATGTTTCCAATCAAAAACATGGGAATGTGGAATATGTACGAAAAGGCTTTGGCGAGCTTTTGGACGACAAACGAGATTGATTTTTCGAGCGATATGGACGATTTCACAAACAAACTCAACGACAACGAGCGCCATTTTGTGAAGCACATACTTGCGTTTTTCGCCTCGGCCGATGGTATTGTGAATGAGAACCTCGCCACAAACTTTAGCACGGAAGTTCAGGTGTCGGAGGCTCGTGCGTTTTACAGCTACCAGCAGTTCAACGAAACAGTTCATAGTCACACGTACAGTTTGATGATTGACACGTACGTTAAAGACGAGGCTGAAAAGGTGCGCCTGTTTGACGGGATTCACACCATCCCGTCAATCGCCAAAAAAGCAAACTGGGCGACAAAATGGATAAACAAGGAACAATGCCCGTGTTTCGCAAAGCGATTGGTTGCGTTTGCTTGTGTGGAGGGAATCATGTTTTCGGGTTCTTTTTGTGCAATTTACTGGTTGAAGAAGCGCGGTTTGATGCACGGACTCGGGTTTTCGAATGAGCTTATATCTCGAGACGAAGGCACGCATCAAGACTTTGCTGTTTTGTTGTACAAAGGGTTACGGAATCCTCTACGTGAGGATGAGGTTTTCGATATTATAAGGGAGGCGGTTGAGCACGAGAAGGAGTTTATTACAGAATCAATTCCATGCAGGTTGATTGGTATGAATTGCGATTTAATGAAGGAATATATTGAATTTGTCTCAGACAGACTGATGTTGCAACTGGGTTATCATAAAATGTACGGAACGAAAAACCCCTTTGATTTCATGGAGACTATTAGTTTGACTGGAAAAACAAATTTCTTTGAACGACGCGTGGGTGAGTACGCAAAAGCTGGAGTCATGAGTGCTTCGGTCGGATCAGAGTCGTTCGCGTTAGACGGCGATTTTTAACAACAATTGATGATTATATACAAATGAATTTGCAAGCCATTTTACGCGAAGTCAACACGAAAATAGCGCTCAAACGTCGGATCATCAAAGGTGTTGATTTATTAGGTATTTGCATATTAATTGCGATGATTGTATTTTTATACAATCGGTTTCAACATAAACATTGTGATTCTATTTATTAAACCATTTAAGAGCTAGGTTGATTCAATAGTTCACAACAGACATGAGCGGCTCATCTCTCTCCACTTTTCTCACGATGTTTGATCAGTTTCTATGCGAGCTCAAGGATACGTTTCCAAACTATAAGAAGATTTCGGCGTATCAAACCAAGCTCGATTTACTAAGGAAGACCAACCCAAAGTCTATTTTGAATCTGTTTATGGAGCATACGGCGCCACACTCTGACGCAATCATGTCCAAGGATGAATGTTTTATTCTCGACGGGTCGGTGAAGTGGGTTGTGGACTTGCAGCTGAAAGAGTTGTGGGAGTCGGACGAGATGTCTCCTTCGACAAAGGATGCCATTTGGGCGCACCTGCAGTCCCTTTACTTTTTTGCAAACACAATCTCCACAATTCCGGATGGTTTGATGAGTAACATTGAAGCGCTCGCCCAGCAGTATGCAGGCGAAATGGAAGGCTCTGGATCCATTGACCCCGCTCAACTGATGAAAAGTATGAGTTCAATGCAGTCGATGTTGGGGAGCATGAACATGAAATAAATATTTGCATAATATATAATGCGATTGTTTTTTGCGTGTATCACTATTATCGGATGCATCATCTACATATGTCGTTATTATTCAGGCCAAGTCGCGTACCCTCACGCATCGGGACGTATTTATTACGTAAACAACACCAAGTCTGAGGTTGAAAAAACAAGAAAGGTTAATTTGTTACACGACCTTTACCTAAAATCAATGGATTTACTAGAGCATTTAAAGAAAATCGATAACCCTCCCTGTAAAATGCTATGTAGTAAATACGCGTATAGACATTTACAAATCGAAGAGCTCCCAAGAGGTATGATGAACGTCTTTGCATTCAACGTCAACAAAGGCGACAAGATATCCATTTGTTTGTCGAAAGAGAATGGTTTGAATGAGTTATTTTTCGTTGTGTTGCACGAGCTCGCACACGGGATGACGGTTGCCTACAGTCACGACGAACGGTTCTGGGCCAACTTTAAATTCTTGATCAAGGTTGCGAGTAAACATAATCTTTACAAAAATAAAGATTATGCTAGCAAACCGATACCTTTCTGCAGACATACGTTGAATCACAATCCTTCGTTTTAAAATATTAGTACGTATTAATGGAACGTTTATGGCTCGATGACATCAGTGTGCTTTATACGAATGTAAGTATATGTCCATCGATGAATAGTCAATCCGAAACCGAAAAATACAATTGTCTAGTTCGATTTATAATTGTATACGCATTCATTTTGAGCATATATTATAAAAAAACATTGCCAATCCAAGGTGCATTCATAATTCTAGGCATAATATACATTTTATATCATATTCTGTACAAGAACAGAGCAAAAGCCCCCCTCCCTCCCCCATGCGAATGGATGACGCGAATGGATGCCAACGGCGAAGAACCGCTCGTCAGGAACGACGAAAAAGATGTAGAGCGAGAGGACCCATCGCCCGCCGAAATCGACAAGAATTTCCATACATACGGCGACGCCGACAAAGTTGCGCGCACCTACCCGATGGTTGGATCCAAACCAAAGGAATGCCAAAAAGTTACGCAGTCAAATCCTTTCGGTAATCCACCTTCGGGTTCAAAAAATGAGTACCCAACCTGTCCAAACCAGCACAAAGAAAGCGACGAGTTCTTCTTCAAAGGACAACCCCTTAACGATTTAGACGTATTCACAAGAGGGAATTCGCAGCGTCAATTTTACACTGTTCCTGTGACGACAGATATCAATCAGCAGTCTGATTTTGCACTTTGGTGTTATTCTTCGTCAACGGATCGGACTCATGAGAATACATTGGTCAAACTCGATAAATAAAATGATGTTAATAGTTATATGAAGTTGAACCAGCAGACCCGATTGTATTACGACGGAGATTCTAAATCATCTGCAGAGTCGAACAGCGAAAAGTCGTTGAAATGGTACACTGACGATTCTCAGAGAAACTTGGCCATTTCTCACCCAAATATCTACGATGTTGATGTTGTAAACTCGTTGTATACATCAGTGGCATCAAGAAATACCAGCAAAGACGATGTGAATACCGAGATGTGGGGCACGTCGCCTTTTCTAGGCCGTTTACCCAACGGAAAGATGGCTGGTAAAACGGACACGGAGAGTGAATTGATGTTTGGCTTGGTAAACACCGTCACACAATGTTCAAACAAACAAGTACACGAACCTGATTATCAACCCCACATGCCAAAGATTCAGGTTGAACAATTACGGGGTGGGTTGAGCACTCGAAACGAATCTATTCAGTACAATTGCAATAAATAAAACATGCCAGTATGTTATAAACATGGGACGCGGTGTGAACAGCCAAAACGAAAGCGTGACAAACTATATTTTCAACAACGCAAATACATTTCACCTGGCTGAAAGTTGTATCCAATCGCCGGGGCTGTCATGTAAAAGCGTGCACGGCCAGAATAAAATAATTGATTTAGAGACGACTATGTGGAAGGGCAAAGAATCACATGCGGTCGTGAACCCGTCTCTTCCGTCCGTTGAAGGCGCGAGCTCGGTGCCGCCTCCCAAACAACACTTGCCATTCGCCGCGGGCCAGTGGACTTTGCGCGAGAGTAAATCGGCCAAAACCATCTCGACTGTTTCGAACGATAGATGGGTAGACTCTATGCCGTCCCACCACCCCCTAGCGCAAAACCGAGTCAATGTTTCATCCATTGAACTTTACGGTGTTGATACGCGTCAGTTGATCAAGTACAATTAATTTGTTCATACTTAGTAATATGGAGCTGTTGATATTGGGCGGGCTTGCTTACGTAGGTGCACTTCACGGAAAATACAAACAGTCGTGTAGAAGTACAAAACCTGTTGAATATTACAAATCTGACGTTTTGTCGATTGATCAAAACAATACGAAACTCGCCGAGACGGTTGAGAAGCATCTACAGCATGAAAACACCGTTGTGACTCAGCTCAACAAACCAATGCCCTTTTTCAAAAGCGAAAGGAGCCAAAACACCAACACTAGTGTGAAAGATCGTCGCTTGGCCACGTTTACTGGGATTGGCATGGTGGAGTTTGATCACAAAAAAGAGACGGAGTCCCAACTACCAACGCGGGATTTGACAAATATTCACGGAAGTTTATTCACTCCGGATATCCAAAGGTACCAATCAACCCTATCCAATTCCTCCCACAACAACGTGTCCTCCACAATACCCGAGCATGTTGGGCCGGGTTTGGGTTTGAGGAATGGAGAGGCGGCCGTTGGCGGATTTCATCAAAACTATAGAATAAAACCAGGTAACGTGAATGGCTACCGCAAGCACAATTACGAAGGGCGTGTTATTGCGGGTAAACGAGCCATCGACGAGTTGCAGCAGAATACATCCGAGTTGACACCATCTGATCGTAAAATCGAGCCCACGCAGAGCTTTCGTGGATTTGATTCGGTTCAATCGTCCGTGTCGGGACCCATGGCTCATTCGGACGAACTGATTGGTTGCACGAACCGAAGCGCGGTTCCCTCAACATCCGGAACGGTGACGGGCCCCTCTGGGTCGTATAATCAAGTTGTTTCGACTCGTGATAAAAGCAGTTTGACAGTGTCCAACCACCACGGAAACCCGAACGGATATTCGCACGGACGATACACGGACGGTTCATACATTATTCATTCCACCGAACGAGGCTCGGAATATGGTAATAATGTATTAAATGTTTCTTCGCAAGCTACGGGTACGTACACGAAAAGTGCTGTTGACGTCACCACGTTACGCGACCAACCGAGCGGTGACGTGCATCAATTAAACCTGGCATCTACGGGTATTCACGCTCCTGACGTTGTTCGTTCGGGGTACGAGGCCAAACCAACCCAAAGATTCTTTCCGGACACGTATATCGGTAACGCGAACCAGTCCAACTCTAACGGCGGGTACGTCAACCAAACGACAGAGGTGCGCCCCACGATGCGAAACAGTCCTAGCGCAGTTCAACACGGACCCGCAAACGGTACTTCGTTTGGGACGCGTCAGTATAAAGACGTCTATACCGGATCGCAATGTTACGATAAAAAAGAACAAACACTCGTCAGTAACCATTCTCCCAACTTTCACGCATCGTCGATTCAATCGGATCCACACAAGTCCGTCAATGCGCATTTCAAAAACGACGACAGGTCAATCCCCCACGTTGCGCCCACTCTAATTCCCAACAGTACCCACACCACTATTCAGTCGCAGTCTATGTCAAAGTCAAAAAATAATGAAATGAACGAGCGTGATTTCGGATACGCGCAAAGTTTATTAAAGAATAACCCGTTTGCAATTGATATCACGCGATGAATGACCGCACCCGAACGACGTTGATCGAAATGTTGTCGGATCGTGGTCACACGGAAATCAACGACGTCGACGAAAGTTTAATTGTAGCTTCGAAACCGAATTCGGAAAAGAAAATAATGGTTTATAGAGTTCGAGACCCAAAAGTAAGTGTTAAAAACATCAAACAACTAAAAAATATCATAGATGACTATGAAGCCACATTTAGTTGTTTGATCGTTATTTACAAAACCTCCATAAGTACGTTCGCTAAGCAATTCATATCTTCTGAAGTGGAGGACATGTTGGTTCAATTGTTTTCGGAGAAGGAATTACGTTTCAATATTACCAAGCACGATTTGGTGCCTATCCACCGAGTGTTACCATTGAATGAAAAGACAACCCTACTGTCGCGGTTTAAAATCACACAACTTCCCGTTATACTTTCCAGCGACCCGGTCTGTCGTTATTACGGATGCCTGCCCGGTAACATTGTGGAAATTACGCGAGAATCCGAAACATGTGACCTGTACACTCTTTACCGACTGGTGGTGTGACTAGAGTTTCGAGGGCGGGCTGACTGCAAACGTGATCAGCAGCAGAGTGGCCAGTCCTAATACAACGTAATTCTCGATGCACGTTTTCTTTATTTTTTTCTTGCGCGAAACCGGAACCTCGATGTATGGGTCCTCAATCGGTGTATGAGGAACCTCTACAACCTCGGGTTTCTGTGGTTTTTCGTCTTCCACAACCGAAAGGCCAGCTAGTTTTGAAGGAGCTTCGTTGCTTGGTTTGAACGAAATCTCAAAGTACATGTCGTCCGTGCTTTGGCTTTGATCTAAAAGGGAAAACATGCTATAGGTTTAAACAATATTTTTATTATCGAACGGATGCATGACGTGTTTTGACTGAAAAGAAACTACAGAGTTTATCGTAATGAAGGTCTCCGTAATTAAATCCTCCGGATGATATCGTTTGTCGAATATCTGTTATTAAATGTTTATTTGCATCATAAATGACCGGGCCTCCACTCGACCAACCCCTTTGATGTATCCATATGTAAACGGGCTTATTGTTAGGAAGTCTTTTACTCAATAACGTTTTAAATTCGCTTTTCGCAGGTTCTTCTGTATTCCTCATAAAACGTTTAATCTCAACAGGTTTTAAATCGTTGAGATTAAATCGACGGGCAAAATGAAAATCATTGTTTCCTGATGTGGCCAACATCGAACACATCATGTGATGACCGTCTTCATCCTTCCTGTTATTTGAAACATTTCGCCTCAAGGGCCTAACATATTCAGGATTGTCGCATACAATTCTTTTTTTAAACTCGGAGCAATTGTTAAAATTAAAAGGTTTGTCTTTATAACAACATTTCTTATTTAAACATTTATCACCCGGAACCGACTTTTCACTTCGCGTTGCCGAGTAACCGAATGGCCCAGCCTTTGGGCCTAGAGAGAAGACGTAACAATTCCCCTTGGCCTTGTTTGGTATGTGCCACACAATGGGATGTAACGTGTTCCGCGGCATATATGTTATGACCGCATATATTATGTGAGTTGCACATCCACGTCCGAGTCCCTCCTCAGAATCGTTGGCACATTACAATCAAACACCTCTTTCAACAACGAACGATACTTGTCCGAGTCAATCTTCACAGGCATAATCACGTGGAAAACGACAACAAAATCCGAAGTTTGTTGTGTATGCTCTCCGCTCAACGGAATACCCTTAAGTTTACATGTTAATATCTGACCGTCTCGTACAACTCTGTCTTTTGGGCTATGTAAAAACAACATGCTTCCATCGGGATGCTTAATCTTACCCGTATATCCAACGAGTGCTTCGTATAGACTGATACTCGTACGAAATACCAAGTTCATTGTCCGAGGCTCGATGCTATAATAATTGTGCTTTGCAACGCGAAGGAAAACCTCTACGTTAAGTTCGGGTATGTTGAGGATAGTATTCGGAACCAACCCAGGTGGTATATTCAGTTTCTTATTTTGAATCCATACTGTTTTCCCCGTAAACAGTTCCTCGATGGTTATTGTGACTTCAATACAACGACTGCGCTGGTGGAATGATTCAGCAAAATCACCAAAAAACTTGTTGAAAACGTTATCCCTCGGGGTCTTGAACCTTTCTTCGAGACGAGAGTACGCGTTATTAAGTTCTTTAAACTTTTCCAAATCACCCGTTTTACGATCGGGATGATGAATCTTTGCCAATGAACGAAACTGTTTTTGTACATCCTCGAATGTCGCAGTATGTGGTAGATTGAAAAGTTTCAAATCCAGATCCATACTCTATTGGTTTCTAGGGTGCGTAGGTTTAAATATTTGAAAATATGATGTTTTCTAAATCTTTTACATCTGTGTCGCATGAAATCTCGCCATACGCAATCAATTGCCTCAACTCGTCCGTTGTATATACATGGATTATGTCAACTTTATCCTCTTGATATTCTCGAAAACTCACCAACACAAGGTCATTCGTGACAATGTTATGAATGTGCTTCTTCCTCATCCTACCGCATATAATTGCAATCCTCTCGACTTTGTCGCCTTCCAATTTCACTTTGCATCGATTATTCCCCAACATTTGACAGACACGGGCGTAGTCCTGCTCGTTGGGATCCTTGAATAGCAATTCTCTGTTGTTTTCCGTTTGTCCAGACTTGCACGTAGCTCGGTGCTTTCGTCCCCCGTTACCGCAGTTCTTAACCATTGCTCATATGTCTTTTGAAACAGCCTTATCCTTAAGCGAACCACCTTCTGCTTGTTTGTAAATTAAACCAAGTATGGGTTTTTGCGGGGCGACGTTCGGGTCACCGTATTCGTTCGGGTTTGATGCACGCTGTGAAAGAATATCTTCAACGCAGCCGTTCGTGGGTATTTGAGTGGGTTCTTGCACCGTGGATGCTAGTGTGTATTTGGCAACAATGATTAACACTGCACATAAAACCAAAATGCACGTATTCGACTTCATCTTTTCGTAATACAAACACACAGCCATCAAAAGGATAGCAATCAAAACAATTACCGCTCCCAATACGCGATTTGAGCCTCTAAACATATGATATTTGAAATATAAATATAACATCATTTGAACGACACGGTCAATTTCACGTTATAAATATGCGCACTTCTCGATCCCTTGGAAAGTTCGGACCGCTTAACGATGTGCTTAACCTTCCGGTGCTCAGTACTCGCCTCCATGTGTCTCTTTATAACCTCCTTGTGTTCTATTGCGTAGGCTAACACGTTGTGATCGATTGCCCATTTGAAAAACATCATTTGGGCCACAGTCGTCTCCAATTTTCCAGACGGTAACCTTGGGCATTCAATGTATATACGGTCATGTCTCTTGAATGGATCAAACATACGTTTTGAATAGGCTTTGAGCATATTTTTATAACTGATGTGCATGTTGAACATTTTATTGTCTACATCGTACACAACGTGCTCGCACTTTGAAAAATTTGTGACCAACCAGTCAATTAAACGCAATGATATTTTACTTGATACACCCGATTCTATTTCCGAGGTGACACTCAATAATTGTTCCAAAGCACAATCTGAAGAGTAATACGTGTTCAAACTTGTTAGTAATTTCGTGGATCTATTCTCCATTTCATATGACAGTTCGTTAAGCTTTAAAACTCTTTATTATATTTAATCATGATTTTTCGAATCACCATCCATAACCCGCTCACCAACACACCATTGATTATTATTCCGACGAATGTTTTGTTATTCTCATCGGTTGACATGCACGGTATTTTCGTACGAATCATCTCCTGGGATGATGTCAAGTGAATAAATACATGAATCATCAATAATAACACGACATCAGTATGAGCTACATCATAATCGGAAGGAGGGGAATGAGTTTCCTTTTCCACAATTATGGGTTCTTCTCTACAAAACGTAGGTGCCATCGGTTGATACTGTGGTTCATATACCACTTCTTGCGGTGGTGCTTGCGGAACGGACTGCGCCTGAGGTATAGACTGACCCTGAGGTATAGACTGACCCTGAGGCATCGACTGCGCTTGAGGCATCGACTGCGCTTGAGGCATAGACTGCGCCTGAGGCATCGACTGTGCCTGTTGTGGGTTTCTCTGCATTTCATTGTTCATTGAGTTCAACAACTCACTATAGGACGGGGTATCGCCACCCTCTTGAGATGTTTTACTGTTCGACTGCGGCCTCGGTAAATTCGAGATCGGTGTGAAATCTGGCATATAAAGTAGGGAATGAAAAGAAAGAGTTATATTAAACACATTAAAACTATAACAAACACTACAACTATGCAACTGTGTTGGTGGTGTTGCCATGGCATCGATGGCTCGTCTATACAGCTACCCAACTCGTACAACAAGTTGACGTGTACTTACACCGGCGTCGGACAGTTTTGCAGCTTTGCTTGCATGAAGGCGTTCAATCAAAGTAGCACTTCTGATGTCACAAATCAAGCCAATATTACAATGTTGATACAAATGATGATCCAAGATTCGCAGTCAGATGCGTTGCTTCAAATACATTCCGCACCACCGTGGCAATGCTTGGATGTTTTTGGAGGAACCATGTCCATTTCAGAATTTCGAGTATGCGAAAAACAAATTGATATACATTTACCACCCATCGAACGGGTGTTTTACGATGTCGAGAAAAAGTCGCAATCATCAACGAAAGTTTTCAATGCAACCAAATCCTCATCCGATTATATGGAAAAGATTTTTGGCGACTCTCCAACAACCGTTATAAATAATCCACTCAAGATTAAACAAAAATCAGATAAGAAGATTTCCGATTCAGTTTTATGCATGTTGAGTCATCAGTCCTAATTTTTCGTAGAGCATAAAAACAAGCAAAGCAAGAATAACATACAAAAACGTTTTGTCGGGTTTGTCCGACTTGAAATATTCAATTTTAGGTTCCTCGTTCATGTAACGGG